TACTAATAGTATCTGATTATAATGGTAGTACATATGATTCAAAGTATGTAACAGGTGCTGAAGTAATGCAAGAGGTTATTCAAGTAGCTGTATCAGATGAAACAACAGCATTAACAACAGGGACTGCAAAGTTAACTTTTAGAATGCCTTTCGCTATGACTGTAACAGAAGTTAGAGCATCATTAAGCACAGCAGGTACAACTTCGGGTACTACAACAATAGACATTAATGAGGGAGGTACTTCTATCTTATCTACTTTGTTAACGATTGATGCAACTGAAAAGACTTCTACAACAGCAGCTACACCAGCAGTGATTAGTGATTCAGCATTAGCAGACGATGCAGAGATTACTATTGATATTGATGCAATTAGTGGGGGAGCGACAGAAGCAGGTTTAAAAGTTACATTAATAGGTAATAGAGCGTAATATGTTTTTAATCAATCCTTATATATATAGTGGAGGTGGTAGTGGGATATTCCCTTCATCTAACTTACTAGCTTATTACACAGCAGACAATACACCTAACGATTCTTTGGGTACTTATAACGGCACACTTGTAAATGGTGCTACTTATGGAACAGGTATCATCAATCAAGGGTTTTCATTAGATGGTGTTAATGACACTGTTGATATGGGTAATAATTTAGATTTTGATGGAAGTACACCGTTTTCAATTAGTTGTTGGATAAATGCGAGTGCGATTGGTGGCACAACAAAAATACCATTAGGTAAAGCTCTTAATACTTCACCTTTTACTGGTTATTGGTTTGGAATAAAAACAAGTGGAGAAATATTCTTTCAATTGAGTAATAATGGTAATACTAATTGGTTAGGTATTCAAAATTCAGCCATGCTATCAACTTCAACTTGGTATCATGTTGTAGCTACTTATGATGGGAGTAAAAGTTCATCAGGATTAAAAGTTTATGTAAATAATGCTTTAAATACTCAAACTATTTTAAGTAATACATTAACAGGTTCAATAAGTAATACTAAATCTTTTAAAATAGGTGCAAGAGATAATGGTTTTTATTTTGGAGGTAGTGTTGACGAAGTGGGTGTTTGGGACAGAGAACTAACAGCATCAGAAGTAACAGATTTATACAATTCAGGTTCAGGTTTACAATATTAATAATTAAAAATTATGGGGTACGATATAAGACCAATAGCAGAGATATATACATTTGATTATTCACAATGTACAGGATTACAAAACGCAAACACAGTAAGACGTTCAATAGATGGACAATACTTTATAGTTGAGGGAGATAGTTTCACAACTTACACTAGAGAAGAAATGTTAGTTATTTGCGAGGATGCTAACTGGACATCAGAAGAATTAGTATAGGATGGAAACTTACCAATACATAGTAACATCATTATTAGGTGTGGTAGGGTACTTCCTTAGAGATGTTTATTCTAGATACAAGTCATTAGAGAAGGAACACTGGAAGCTATCTGATAGAACTATGAAGCTAGAAGGTAAGATAGAAAACCTAAATGAAAAGATGCCTTCTGAAATTGAGAATTTAGAACGTATCATGGATTTGAAGTTTGAGCAGTTTAACAAACAGTTTGAAGAACTATCTAGGGCAATAAGACACGCTGAAAGAACTATGAAAGCAAACGCTGAAGCATTTGTGCAACTGTTCAAAGATATTAAAAATTGAAACGTATATTTAAAAAGTTAGTACAAGATACTTTAATGAAGTTAGAGAATGACAAATTACGTTATTCTCGTACATCTTTGACAATGTTTAGTGCGTGGTTGTTAGTAGTGTATATGATTATTTACGACTTGTATAAAGAGGGTTTTCGTTATGATGTGTTTGTTACTATGGTAGGTGTAGCATTAGGTACTAAAGTAACTGATTCGATAAGTGAAAAGTTAAAAAAATGAAGTTAGAAAAAATATTAATAGGTGTATTGTTGTTAGTTGTAGCGTGGTTGGTATTACATAAAAAACCAGCCTTACCAACTGAAATAAGATACATAACTAAGCTAGAGCAAAGACTAGATACACTATATAAGGATACTATTATATTTAAGACTAAAATAAGACGTTTTAAGGATACTATTTTAATTTATAGAGATAGTGTAATAATAGCTAAAGAAAACAACGATACGGTTAAAATAATAGCTTTTCAAGATTCAGTAATAAATCAACAAGATTATACCATTAAATGGCAAGATACTTTAATATGTCAATTAGATACTATTATAGACGTTCAGAACAAAGTTAACGATAAATTGAAGGATAGTATAGTAGATTTAAATAAAGACGTTCAGAAGCGAAAAAAACGCAGTAAAATAGCACACTTAATAAGTGTTGGTGTATTAACTTTATTTGTAGTTAAATGAAAATATCAGAAGAAGGTAAAGACTTAATTAAGTTATTTGAAGGTGTAAGGTTAAAAGCTTACAAATGTAGTGCAGGAGTACCTACTATTGGATTTGGAAACACATATTACCCAAATGGAGATAAAGTTAAAATGGGTGATACTATAACACTAGAAGAAGCTAGAGATTTATTTGATGACCTTATAGTGAGATATGAACGAATAGTAAATAGTAAGTTAAAAGTTGATGTTAAGCAAAATGAATTTGATGCTTTAGTATCTCACACTTATAACACAGGTGGAAGTACTACATTGTTTAAGTTGGTTAATATGGAGGCTAACAAAGACAAGATTAAAGACTGGTTTTTAACTAAATACATTACCGCTAACGGAAAAGTTTTACAAGGTTTAAAAAATAGACGTTTAAAGGAGTGGGAGTTATACAATAAATAACTATCTTTATACCGATTTCATACATAATTTTATTGTTTTGACCCTTACTAGTAAAAATAGTGAGGGTTTTTTTATGCTCAAAATCAAGCAGTTATAAATTATTTTAAATTATTTTTAATTATTATTGTTATTATTATAATTATTATATATATATTTGTCATATACAAACAAACAAAAACAAATAGATATGTTAGTGATTAAAGACAAAATGTTAGCAAGTAGTTACGACTACTTTACAAGAAACGGAAAAGGTAGCTTTAATTTTGATTTATACGCAAGATTATTGACTGCTAAGGGTATAGACCCAACAGATAAGATTGAGTACATTAAACGCGCTAAAAACATCAAAAAATGAAAGATTTAATTAAGACAGTACAACAAGGTTTACAAAAAGACTTGTTAAGAGCAAAAGAAATGATTAACAATGAAGAAAACGATTATGTAGTTAGTCAACATCTGATGGAATCATTAGAGATAGTAAATAAACAATTAGTATTATTGACATACGAACCACAAATAGATAAAAAATAAGATTATGGATAAGTTATGGGTTTACGATGGTGTTGCATACCACAGCAGAGATTTAGCAATATTACATGGAGCAGATGAATTAAGTTTATATCCAGTATATTTTAACGACACGTTAGACGATGATATTGAAATAGAAGTAGAGTATGATAAGATGACAATTACAGAGTCTTACGATACAATAGAAATACCTACTGAACATAGAGATGATTGGGATTATTTTGATATTGATTTTAGTACAAGGTTATTATCTACAGATATGAAAGACAGGATAAAAGATAGGATTGCTGATTACATAGATGATTTAAAATGGCATGGAGATGATTACGAATTAGACGATAAAGCATAGTAAATTAATAAATAAATAAATAAAAGTAAAATGAAAAAGTTAGCATTAGTATTAGGATTAGTAGCATTAACAGTAAGCTGTAAGAAAGAAGTAAAAGACTGCGATTGTCACAGAGTAGTAGAAGTTGAAGATATGGATTATGTAGATTATAAAATAGTATCAACTGTAAACGATTGTAGTTATCAAACTAAAATGAGTATAGATAAAACTGGTATTACTCCAGTGGTAGGAGAATGTTATACACATAATTAATTATGAGCCAAGTAAACGAATATGTAAAAAAAGAAGTTTTAGAGTTAGTAAAAAAGGGTGTAGATGTTACACCCTCTATTATTTTGCAACTTAGAAAAGACTTCATTAACCACAGAAACTACTGCAATAATAAGATTTTAGCAAGTGTAGATGCTGAAATATATAACCACAGAAAAAATAGAACTAAGGAAGTTGAAAATATTAATTCAGCTGATTTAGGTTACAAAAATGAATCTTATCTTAGTGAAGAAGAAATGATTCAAGGTTATATAGTACCAACTTTTAATGAATTATCTGAATCAGAAAAAGAGATTTATAAAACAAAACAGATAAATATATGTTAATTAAACAGTTAAGAACAACAAGAAAACGAATGATTAAAGGAGGTGTAATTAAACAACGTTATTTTAGACTATTACAACGTGAACACTCTCAAATTTTAAAATCTCTAAATTATTACAAAAATGCAGAAGAGAATTGATGAACTACTACTATCAGGTAAAAGTATAGCTGATGTAGTTAGAATCGTATCGAATGAAACTGGTAAATCTAAACAAAACATAAGATACCATGTTAACAAGATAAAAGATAGAAATAAAGCATTAAGAGAAGAATGTGAAGAAAAAGGAATAGACTTTAATAGTGTTAATTATTACTGGTATAAATCTGAAAAGTTTTCGATAAATGCAACACCTAACGAAGCAGTAGATTACGAAAAGATAATCAATGACATCTTAGAGCAGAAGTATCAAAAACTAGAAAAGAAACAATTACCTGAAGTAGAAACATTTGACAGATTAGTATTTACAGATACACACGTAGGAATGGACGCATCTAGAAAGGGATTAGCGATGTATGCAGAAGAGTGGGGAGGGGAGATGTTATTCCAACGTATAGAAGAAATGGCTAATAAAATGTTATCATGTAAACGTTCAAGTGTATTATACATTGATGATTTAGGAGATTATATGGATGGTTTCAACGGTTTAACTACAAGAGGAGGTCACAAATTACCACAAAACATGACTAATGAAGAAGCATTTGATACTGGATTAAAAGCTAAATTAATGTTAGTTGACTTACTAAGTAAAGAATATGAATACATCACGTTTAATAATGTATGTAATGATAATCATTCTGCTGCTTTTGGTTATACGGTTAACTCAGCTTTTAAACAGATTTGTGATGTAAAGTATAACAATGTTGAGGTTGTTAATCATTTGAAGTTCATGAGCCATTATGTAGTTGGAGACCATGCGTTTGTTATTACACACGGTAAAGATGACAGACACATGAAATATGGTTTTAAACCTATATTAGATGCTAAACAAGTTTATAAGATTGACCAGTTTCTAAAAAATGAAGGTATTTATAGAGAAGCAAAATATATAGAAATAAGTAAAGGAGATTCACACCAATGTTTATTTGATATGTGTACATCAGATGATTTTCATTATTTCAACTTTGCAGCTTTTTCCCCAAGTTCAGAATGGGTCCAACTAAACTTCACTAAAGGACGTTCAGGATTTACAATTATGCACATCGACAAATACACACCAAATAAAAGTATATTTCCGTATTTTTTTAATAATAATTAATTATGAAAGCAACATTAGAATTTGACGAAGAAGAAGATTTAAGAACTGCATTAGACGGTTATAAATGGAAGTTAGTAGCTTGGGATTTAGACCAAGAAATGAGAAGTTTATTAAAGTACGATGACACTATATCAGATGAGAAATGGCATCAAGTAGAAGAATTAAGAACTAAACTAAGAGAAATTATTAACGATTACAATTTAAATTTAGATTAATTATGAACGCAAAGCAAAGAAAGTTAGAAAGATTAGCACAATATAAAATGAATAGTGCTAGATATGATAAAGCAGTAGTAGTTACTTATGGGGGGTTATTAGCTTTAATTGACTACATAGAAGAATGTAATGAGGTGTTTCCTGAACTTATTACTAACAGATTAAAGAATGAAGTTAACATGGCTTTAAACAAGGTATATGAAACAGGTGCAGATGCTAATGTTATTGAAGAACATAACGAAATAGCAAATTTATTTAGAGATTTAGTAAATAATAAAATAAAATAATTATATTTGTAATTATTATAATTAAAAACAAAAAAAGTTATGGAGTACAAAGATTTTTTAGAATCAAAAAAAGCCACATTTATAGATAGTGGTTTTGAAGTAAATGAAAGTGAATTAAATAGTAATTTATTCGACTTTCAAAAGTATGCAGTTAAAACAGCTTTAAGTAAGGGTAAATTTGCATTATTTTTTGATTGTGGTTTAGGTAAAACATTAATGCAGTTAAGTTGGAGTGAAGCAGTTTATAATTATACTGGTAAAAAAGTTTTAATACTTGCACCATTAGCAGTTGTAGAACAAACAAAAGAAGAATCTATAAAGTTTGGAATTACATTAGATTGCTTTGATATTACTAATTACGACCAATTAAAAAATATTGAAAATATAAATCAATATTCTGGAGTTGTATTAGATGAAAGTTCAATTTTAAAAGGTCGTGACGGTAAATTATCAAATTTAATTATTTCTACATTTAAAAATACACCTTATAAATTAGCATGTACTGCAACGCCATCTCCTAACGACCATATGGAATTGGGGCAGCATTCAGAGTTTTTAGGTGCTATGTCTTATTTAGAAATGTTAGCAATGTATTTTGTTCATGACGGTGGAGAAACTTCTAAATGGAGATTAAGGAAACATGCAAAAGACCCATTTTGGAAGTATGTTTGTACTTGGTCAATGGCATGTGATAAACCTGACACTTTAGGTTTTTGTCATAATGGTTATGATTTACCTGAAATAGAATTTATAGAGCATATTATTCCAGTTGAAAATAATACTCAAACATTATTCGGTGATGTTGCAGTAAGTGCTACTGATTTACATAAAGATTTAAACAGGTCTTTTGATTTAAGAATAAAAAAAACTATTGAATTAGTTAATTCAAATGATAATCAATGGATAGTATGGGGTTTAAAAAATGATGAAACTGATACTATTGAAAAATTATTAAACGATAGTGTAAATGTTCAAGGTTCTAACACTCCAGAATATAAAGCAAAATATCTTAATGGATTTGCTAAAAATGAATTTAAAACATTAATAACCAAAACATCTATTGCTTCATTTGGTATGAATTATCAGCAATGTAATCAAATGGTTTTTATGTCTTACGATTTTAAATTTGAAGCATTTTATCAGGCTGTAAGAAGATGTTATAGGTTTGGGCAAAAGAATAAAGTATATGTTCATATTTTAATACCTGAATCTCAGGTAAATGTA